TTATATTTCACCTATTTCAGATTTGAATATTAGGAATATAATTGTGAATATAGATGGGCGATGGAGAGTAAAAGGTCGAGAAGATGTCTATTACAAAATTGAGTTCACCCTATCGACAAAACCACCCGATTGAATTATCAGGCGGGTCATGATCAAACTAGTGGCTTTTTATATGAAAACTCGGATAAAAAATCAAATTCACATGATCCTATATAATCGTCCGGGTGTATTTTCAGGAGTCGGTTCTTCTAAATATTTATAATAAGTTCCATATGCTACGGGTGGAACCTTGTCTTTGACAGATCTTAATTCATTGAAACCGGATCCATCACCAACAAAATATAATAGAGTCACCGTATATCCAAATTCTATCGCCAAATCATAATATTCTTGTCGGTGAACTTGACGAGCATTAGTAGCATCGATCGCTACTAATTGATCCCTGAATAAAGCTCCGTGGACTATCTTTTTCATCTTATTAATGGTTTTGAGTTCATCCCTACTGACATGAACATATCCTAATGGATTTAATGATTGTTGGTAATAGTTACTTTTCCCAGATCCTGGCATTCCCATCAATATTACCATAGATTTTAATGGTGGTAATTCGACCTGATTAATGTTTCCTGTTTCGCTAACCGTTTCTATCCCATTAATCCTTTCAACCCTTGGGAAGAGTCCTTCTGGCAAATAGAATTTGACTCCGATATTTTTGGCAAATTCTCGGTCGGAGTCCGAAAAATCTTGAGGTCTCCCGGCAGCATCACCACAGTAGAATCCAGATTCCACGGAAATAATTTGTTTTACCACTGACCACATACCAGTCTTAGGTTTCCTATATGTATCATCACTGATAGACATAAAAACGATAACCTTTATTTCAACCTCTTCTAGTAATTTAATTCCATTAGTTACTCTTTCCAAATTAAATTGAACCTTGTTATCGTTGGTTGATTTCTGGTTGGTGAAAATAGCAATTGTAAACCCCCTTTTAGCTAATTTTTTCAGAACAGAAATCCTATTTGGTAACAATGTTATATCTTCAACATCTTTCGGGAATTTACCTCTCATCGCCCGTACCAAGGTCCAGTCTAGATCGAACCCGGCAATATGACCGCTTGATGTAATTCCCTTCGATGTATATATAAATAGACTGGGGTGTAACCTAATCCACTCACCATTGGCCATTTTGTTAAATCGATAAAATTAGAGGAATTTAATTTGGTTATATTTTGTTATATTTCAATATGACTGAATTTTTCAGTCATATTTTTGATATAGAAGAATCAACATATCATTAAAAAACATGTCTTCTATCCAAGAAGATCCAAGCGCAAACGACCCCCTTCAGGTAATAGCTGAGAATAAAATAGAGCCAAAGGATATATTGAATATATCGCCAGATAATACTACTGTATCAAAACATCCTTTACCAAAATACCGGGGCAATACCAGAACCAATGTAGCTAGAAGGTATATAATTTTCGAAAAATGGAATAAAACATGAATATTGACATTTCGTCAATATTGACGAAATGTTAGGTTGATTCTAATTGGAATCATATCTTCATCTCGCATTATTTTTATCAATTTACTCTTGGTTAGTCGTCCTGATGGCAACATGCATCCATATTCCGTCAAATGATTTTTCATATCATTCATAGTCATTTGAGGGATTTGATGTTTATAATGGCGCTGACATCCATCTTTCAAGATCTGGTATTTTGGATCATTATTAGGGACCTGAGCTTTGTTCATACTCCCATACGGACTTATGTTCTTATCCGGACCTCTCATATGAACAACATCTCCATTTACCAAAGCTAATTCATGACTATATCCCTTTGTATCTCTAATTGGTCGAAATTGGAATCGACGGGTTGCCCCTAACGAGACACTGATAATTTCACTATCAAGGGCTTCTTTATCATTATGCCAACCGAGATAGTCATTGTGATCTCGATAAATATGGACTAAAACATAATCAAGTTCAATTTTGAAGTTATCTTCAACACAAGTCCAAATTTCGGCAAGTTTTTCAGGCATAACATCTTTCAAATAGACTGGGATGTTATCATGATAGTATTTTTCATCCTGACGAGGCTTGGTATAAATACAAGTTTTCCTTTTGGACTCATATATTTTACCGTAAACGTTGATGTGATAGGCTTTACATGATTCTTCCATGATTGGTAATAGTTCATTGAAATAATTAGATGAAATCATACTCTGGTAATATTCCCATGGTAATACTTCTTTTAACACTTCACCATCTAACACTTCGTCTTTCGATACTTCTTCCCCATTCAATTGATCGACAATTATGTTGGATGGACCTTGTCTTGCCCAGAATCCAGGTTGGATTTGTAAATCCAACCGGGGAATTGGGTTGTCATTGACATGATTCATGATAGATCAATGATTTTAATTTTCCAATATTTTGATGTTAATATTGAATCAAATTACATTCATAAAAATATAACAATGGAATCAACTAATGCTAATTTTACAGAGGTTATTTCCCATTCATATCATTGGGAATTTGAAGACGAAGCCACCGATGATGATAGAATTGCCATTCGGGCTTGGACTTTGAATAGAAATTCGGAACCATGTCTTATTAGATTTATGGATTTCCCGGCCTTCTGTTATGTGGAGCTACCACTATATGTAAATAGACGATTATTCCAATGGTCTCGTAATCGAACAGATCTAGTTTTTTCATATTTAGTGAAAGTTCTTCACGAAGATGCACCTGAAAAATGTATATTCAAGATGTCCGAGAAAATCTATTATTACCGACAAGGCCGTAAATATCCTATGATGTTATTGACATTTAAATCATTGAAATCACTCCGACGATGCAAAGCAATCTTAAACAGGCCACAAAACATACCCGATCTTGGAATGGTAGCCTGTAAAGTATGGGAAGATGATATTCTACCGGTTCGAAAAATGTTGACAGCTAAGAATTTATTTTATTCTCAATGGTTCAGTGTAAAAGCTTCTAATGTTAAAGAGACAGATAAAGTTTCACGTGTTGAAAATGAATATTTTGCCAGTTGGAGGGACGTTGAACCTATTAATCAAGATATAACTGCAAATTGGGTAACCAATCCCGGTTTTCTAGCATTTGATATTGAAACTTATACTGATAATCATCGAGCCATGCCCAACAAATACAATGAAAACCATCCCTCTTACATGATATCAGCAATATATCAACGGACTGGTATGCCCGAAACAAGAAAACGATATATGATTTTGATGGGTGATTGTAATGATATTCCCGGTGTAAGTATTATCAAAGTCAAAGATGAACGAGAAGAATGTGAAGCTTTTACTGATATTATCGCGGAGACAGATCCTGAAATTATTACTGGTTATAATATCTTCGGCTATGATTATCCATATCTCCAAGCCAGATTGGCCAGATATATAGATAGTGATTGGAATGAGAAATCTAGTCGATTATTAGGCAGGAACCCAAATTATGTCGGTGGTAATTGGTCGTCATCTGGTTATGGTCATAATAGTACTGAACATGTTAATTTTCCGGGTAGAATCAGTGTTGATCTTCTGCCTGTGATTCGTCGTGATTATAAGATGTCCAAATATGATCTAAATACGGTTGGAAACTATTTCCTTAATCGAGGTAAACACGATGTAAGTGCCCAAGAAATGTTCCGCATTTATGAAGAACTTACGGTTACTACTCGTTTGTATCAAGAATGTATCAAAGGATGGACGGATGTAGATAGTAGCACCAATGGTGTGGAAAGTGAACCTATTTTTCATGACAATATTGACCCTTCCGTCATAGAAGAAGTAAAAACCTATTATGAACAAGGTAAAGCACAAATGACCAAGGTAGCTCTATATTGTGTGGAAGATTCCGAATTGGTGGTGGATATTATCGAGAAGATCACTCTATGGGTTGCCATGACAGAATTGTCAAATATTGCAGCTGTTAATATGATGGATTTGTTTACAAGAGGTCAACAAGTTCGTGGTATATCTCAAATTTATAATTTAGCTGCGACACTTGATGTCGTCGTCGATAAGAGAAAAACTGATCGTATTGAATTCTCGGGTGGTTTCGTATTTGAACCGGTCCCCGGATTGTTCGATCAATCCATTTGTTTGGATTTCAAATCATTGTATCCGAATATTATGATAGCCAAAAATATTTGTTATTCTACTTTGGTCCCACCCGAACTAGATAGAGTTGTTCCAGACAGCGATTGTCATGTAATTGAATGGGATGATGAAATCGAAGTTCCTGCTAATACTGCGTCAAATGATGGAGAGAGTGAAGATTATGATGACCTACCTGATCTAGAAGTAGTTGTAAAGAAAACTCATTACCGTTACAGATTCATTAAGAAGGAAATCAAGGAAGGTATCTTACCACGGTTGGTCGGTAAATTGATCGATGATCGTAATGTTGTCAGGGCCAGACAGAAAAACGAAAAAGACCCGGTTATTTATAATGTGTTAGAACAACGACAATTAGGATTGAAAGTATGTTCTAATTCCATTTATGGTATGCTCGGGGTTCAACCTAAAGGGGATGGATCAGGAGAAGGTAAGCTCCCTTTAATCGAGGGAGCTATGTCGGTAACTGCGACAGGTAGAAATCTTATTCAATGGTGTAATAAGTATATCGAGGACAAATACAATGGATTGGTCGTTTATAATGATACTGATTCAACAATGGTAAAATTACCTTTTGTCAAGAATGATATCGAGGCATTAGAATGGGGTAAGAAATTAGAAAAGGAAATTTCAGATCAATTCCCAGATCCATTGTATTTGGAATTTGAGAAGGCCGGCCGAATCTTCTGCATCAGAAAGAAAAAATACGCTTACTGGCTAATTGATACATTCAAGAAGATGAGAAATAAAAACCATGATCCAAACGATCCAGATAGTCAAGAATGGATCCCTAACCCGGGTTATGGTAAATTGAGGGATCCAGAAACTGATAAGGATGCTATTATGATTAAGGGACTTACTATGGCACGACGAGATAATTGCCAGTGGCAACGAGATATTTTCTACAACGTTCTTAAGAATATCATGACATTACAAGCAATGCAGGATACCTTGGATATTATTATCGAAGAAATGGTCAAAATGAGTCATGGCGATATCGACTGGAGAAATTTGACAATTATCAGGGGATTAGGGTCTAATTACAAAGATGATACTTATTTCATGAAAGTATTTTCGGATGAATTACGGAGAATCGGGAAACCGGCTGCTCCAGGAGATCGACTCGAATATTTGATTGTTAAACCGAATGAAGCTCCCACCAAACCAAATGGTGATATTTTATTGGGTTATAAGATGAGATTAACTGATACCTACGTTGAACGATTGAAATCTAGTCAACCCGAGCCAATTGATACTCATTATTATATCGAGAATGTTGTCAAGAATTGTATCGAACAATTATGGATGATTGGATATAAAGATCAAATCGCTGAAATAGAGCGGAAGGGGGAATACGATGAT